ATCCCACGCAGCATCCCACGCAGCATCCCTCGCAGCATCCCACGCAGCATCCCTCGCAGCATCCCACGCAGCATCCGTTATTTTTCCGTCAGCGAAATCTCTTCCTGCCTGTATTGCCTCTCTAGGCCTTTTATCTTCCGGATATTTACTCTCAAATATTGGAAGTACATGCTCCGCAATATCACAATTGAAATATCGGATACGCTTCTCGTATTTCTTGGGAAGACACCGCAAACACCAAATAGCATCTTCGATCCCGTTACTCTCAAGGATGACAGATAAGGGTAATGACTTTCCATCAGACTTTGATTTTCCGAGATGCTTGAGTAATTTAATCCATCCTGATTCACAGGGAGAATGCTTGCGTATCGCGTTTAAAGTTGTGCAAACGGTCATTTCGCCCCCCAATATTTGGTTAGGATGATCAAAGCAGCTGCAAATTGTGCATCATCTTTAGTTGTGAAGTGCCCTTTGCTTTCAACTTCACAGCCCATTGGACCGATGATGTCGAAGAACCAACCGGAGTTGTTTTGTGCGATATGGATTGTCATGGCGTCCTCCTATGCAGCGTGAGGAGGTTGCGGTTTCTCTAGCTCAAAGATGGCATCCGACAGATCACCGATTAACTCATCTGCCAAATGCTGAGCATCTGAAAACTCAGAATATCCTTTCAGGTACATAACTTGCAGATGATTGCGAATGTCTGAGATTACAGTATGCGCGAATAATGCCATGCTATGCGCCATCCGTTCTTCCAGCAAAGGATGGTCATAAGCGGTTTTAATCGCATCCATGGCTTGTGTGACAAAATCATGTCCGCCACGGATTAATGCGTGATTGAAGATTGCTTGATTATGCCACAGGTCATTTGGATGCATGCCGTGTGCCGCACATACATCTGTATAGCTCGGCAGGGGTTGCAGATCGCCCAATGTGTTTACATTCGAAGCCGGGTTCATATCGAACACAGCCTGAAGTGCTGATTGGAACTTTGGTGATTTAGGGGTTGCGGTATGCTCGCCCTTGAATGGGAATACAACGATATTCCCTTGTGGGTTGTTAACCATAGTGACCTCCTTGGTTATATAAACATCTTATAACTAAAGTGGTTAATCTGTCAACAACAAAAGTAATTAATTAATTATTAAATTTTCGTTAGGTTTAGGATCTGGGCTTTAGTGGGTATGGTTTTTCGTTGTCGCCTTTTTGTGTAAGGGACTAGAATTTCGCTGGGTGAAAGTCCGGTATTAAATTTTTTGCTAAAAAAGCTATTTGGAACCCCGAATTCTTCATAAAATGAAATAGGGGTATATTGTTTCCCTTGATATTCAAATTTGCAGGAATTCCTTTTGTTTCTTTGTTGTTCTTTAGAAGTGGCCCAACGACAATTATTGGGATCGTAATGGCCATTAACATCTATACGGTCTATGGATAGGCCAGGTTTATAACCGTTATTATATGACCAATCTAGAAAAGAATTTTTATCTTTTTTCCATTCCTCACAAACTGTTATTCCTCTGCCACCGTAGTAATGATAAATAGACAATTTTGGGTTTTTGCATCTTTCAATCATTCCGGAAAGAACAGATGCTAACTTTTTATCATTTATTAAATCTCTCACAGAATTCATCCATTCATATAAATTCCCGTATTTACAGAAATATAATATGATTTTTGAGGCCTGTAAACTTTCGTAATGTTATTTAAGGTATGTATATGAGTTTTCTCTTGTTTTCTGCGTTTAATGGTGTATTCTAGTATCAGAAATGGCAGAACTCTTATTAGGTTTATACAAACTTCTACTTGTTAATGGTATTCCCGAAAGCCATGTACAAGGAAGAGATGATGACTAATTCTATGATGGAGGTCTCAAAGTCGGAATTATATGAATTATTTAAGCAGGCTCTTAAAGCTGAAGTGGTGGGTAAACATAAAAATCTTACAGTTTTAAGATTATTAAGCAGACTTATTAAAAAACCCGATACACGTTTTTATTTTTGGTTTAGATTGGCACAATATTTATATAAAAAAGGTGGTAGATTTCGAAAGGCTCTCGCTTCTCATATTAATTACGGAATTAAGCGAAGATATAATATAGACATCTCACTTGATGCAATCATCGGACCGGGATTATTTATAGGGCACTTCAGCGGTATTGTTATTGCCGGTAAAAGCATCATTGGCCGGAATTTGAGCATTCTTCAAAATACAACGATAGGGATGAAATATATTACTGGAGAATTATATCAGCTAGCTCAACCAATTATAATTGGTGATAATGTTGAGATTGGTGCTCACAGTTGTATTATTGGGGATAATTTGCGCATAGGGAATAATGTAATTATTGGGGCAATGTCCTTTGTGAATAAAGATATTCCGGATAATACTTTATATTTTACAAAGAAATCCGCTTTTTATCAAAAAAGATATTCTAATCCTCATTTCTATAATAGGATAAAACAACGCCGGTAATCCGGATAGTGATATCATTGACCACATTATCCCCTTGTATTTTTTTAATGATAATAGCGGATTTATGATCTTTATTAGTGGAGCGCGGCCACAATTTAATCTCGCCGTCTAATCCAAATTCAATCTCTTTCACGGTAGCTTCGTACTCACCTTTGTATTCCCGCTCAACAATAACTTTTTTTCCGTTTACAAGCTCTTTTTGGTATTTGAAAAGAGAAGTGCATATTAAAACATCTCCCTCGTAATAACGCTCATTCATGGAATCGCCCCGAACTTCCAAAGCATATAAGTCTTCCGGCTTATAATCTGGATGGGAGGCGAAAATTTGATAATGTTGGGATTCTTCCCACTCTTGGGCGTTCTGCCAATAGCCTGCTTGCACATGACCTCGCACTGTTACTCTACCTATGGATGCACTTATTAAATTAGATTGCAACCCCATTTTTATTAAATTTTTATGATTTGGTTCTATTTGGTCGTCGGTACCTATTTCTTTCATAAGCCATCTAGGATCAGCATTTACGACTTCTGATATTTTATATAGTCCACGCGGGTGTTGCGTTACACCATTTAAGAGCTTCCAGACAGCAGTTTGGGAAATCCCCAATGCAATTGCCAAGTCATCTTGGCTTTCAAAGCCCATAGCTTCCATGGCAAGTTTTAATCTTTTGCCGGAGAAGTGAGTTTCGGAGATTCGCACCATACCATTTCTGGTAACCTCAATTGAGGAATCATGCAAAAAACCAAAGTAATTTGTCCCTTGACAGTTAATAACCAATGTGGTTAACATCCTTTCTATGGAGAAAGAGATGTATGAAGTATTCCAGATGGCGGTTCATGAGCTTGGCGGCCAAAACGCTACATCTAGAGCTTTAAAAAAAGAGGGTGTCTCTGCTTCTCAGGCAAGTATTTGGAAGCGTCTTAATAAGCTTCAGCCTGCCGCAATAGAGTGGGTCCTTCCTCTTGAAAAATTAACTAGAATTCCTCGGCATAGGTTCCGTCCTGATATTTATCCCTTAGAGGATGAAAGGGGGCTACGTGATACACAATAGCCCCCCGATTAGCGTCGGCCACCCTTTACAGAGTAACCTGAACAAACCAATAACAGATACATCTGTGCGAATCAACAAAAAAGTGATTCGTCAAGCATTAAATAAAGTCAAGGATGTTCCGTATAATGAAGATCAGCTTCAGTCCGCTCTTTCAATTTACCTAAATACGCTCGCTGACACGCATAATTTCTTATGGATGCATATCCCTAATGGCGGATCACGCATTCTCCGTGAGGCTGTAAAATTAAAGCGTATGGGGGTTAAACCTGGCGCTCCTGATATTTTAATTCTGGCCCAAGGTAAAACTATCTTCATCGAATTAAAAACGATGAAAGGTGTTTGGGGCAAAGAGCAGCAAGATTTTTGTGCGAATTCTTTACGCCTTGGACATGCATATCACTTGGTACGGGGTCGTCTGCCTCAAGATATTAATCAGGCAGTATATCGCATTCTCCAAGACGAGATGGTGGTGCGATGACCTACACTCGCAAGGAAATCATCGGCAACCAAACGCTTTATTTTGGTGACTGTTTAGAAATTATGCCAACGCTAGGCAAGGTGGACGCCGTTGTGACTGATCCGCCTTATGGGATTGGCATTGCCGCTAATCCTGTGCGCCAGAAACATGAAAAGAAGGACTGGGACAACAAAACGACATGTCTGGATTTCTTAGACTTGGGCATTCCTACAGTTATATGGGGCGGCAACTATTTTACGTTGCCGACATGCCAACGATTTCTGGTTTGGGACAAGCTACAGCCGGAGGATTTCAGCTTGGCTATGTGTGAATATGCTTGGACAAATCTGAAAGGTCCAGCGAAAGTGTTCAAAAAGTCTGTTCTTTCGTACAGTAAGAACCATCCAACACAGAAGCCAGTCGAACTGATGAAGTGGTGCATAGGTTATTTGCCTGACGAGTCAAACAAAATCCTTGACCCCTTTATGGGCAGCGGCACTACCCTAGTTGCCTGTCAGCAAATGGGCCGGCATGGCATTGGCATAGAAATAGACCCCCAATATTTTCAGATTGCTTGTGAGCGTGTGCATAATGCCTGGAAGCAGCCGGATTTATTTATTGAAGGGGTGATCGCATGACGCCCCGTGAACGCAAAGTATATGAATTTATTGCCCAATATTTGGAATTGCATGGGCACTCGCCACGTTACAAAGAGATTTTAGGGGCAGTTGGGATTAAATACATTTCCAATATCTCGTATGTAGTAACAAATCTGATCCGTAAAAATTATTTATCAAAGTTACCAAATAAGAAGCGCGGCTTAATGTTGGTACAAGAGATTGAGTCTGTTGATGGGGATGGTGCGTAATGAATTTCCCTCCCCACGACCTTTTTGATTATGCACGTTCTGTTGAAAGACGTAATAAAGCCATAAAAAAGATGGAAGACAGTCCGATTGCGGGGAATTGGATTGCACAGGCACGTGAGTTTGCTGTGCTTTATGCTTCTAAGCATGGTGAGGTCACTAGTGATGATGTTTTAAAATACTGCCCACGTCCGGCTGATATTCCCCCAAACGCCACTGGGGCGGTATTTCGTACGAAGCAATTACGTTTGGTTGGTTATCGTCAATCATCAAAGGTCACGTCGCATGCTCGCCGGATTGGGATCTATGAGGTGGCGGCATGAAGACTATTTCTAACCTATATTCAAGCCGCATATTCGGAAATAATTATTCTGAAAAACTGCAAAAACCTGAATGGCAGAATAAACGTCAAGAAATTTTAAAAAGAGATGGGTATATGTGCCAGAGATGCTCAATCACTGACACTGAATTGCATATTCATCATTGTTATTATGAAAACGGATTGGAGCCGTGGGAATACAACAATCAAAGTTTGATAACTTTATGTCGCGATTGTCATGAATATGAAACGGCACATTTGGATAGAAATAAGCGGGATATGCTTAATTCATTATCGCGTAAAGGATTGCTAGCAAATGTATACGAACAATTATCATTCGCTTTCGAATCTGTACCAATTTGGGGAAATGATGCTACCGCTTGGCAAGCAATATCCTGGGCTATTCGTACGCCAGCGATAATTAACACTATCATTTCTCAATACGTTTACCAGAACGAAAAACGCATATCCTCGGAGGTGGTTAATGGCTGAGAAACTGTATGTTAAGGATTGGAGCGATTACCAGCATTATAAGGATCGACGTCCAGTATGGATTAAACTAAAGACGGATGTTTTTTCGAATTATAATTTCTGCCGGTTATCTGATCCAGCAAAATTATTGCTTATGGCGGTTTGGACTCTTGCATCAAGAAACAACGAGGGATGGGTGTATGATGACTTCTCATATGTCAAAACAGAATGTCATTTAGGCGAATTCATTCAAGAGATTCATTGGCAAGAGATTGTAAAACAAGGATTTTTATTTGCTAGCAATCCGATAGCAGAATGCTCCGAAAAAATACTTGAGTCTATATCTGTATCTAACTCTGAATCTGGAAAAGGGGGTGTGGGGGAAAAACCAAAACCTGTCTCCAAATTCAAAACAGAATATTCGGATGAATTTTTAGAATTCTGGGAAGCATACCCTCCGAACCGATGTCCGAAATCCAAAGCGTTTGAGAGTTATCAGAAATCCAGAAAGGTTGTTGACCATGCAGAAATTATCACAGGCGCTCGAAACTATGCTGCCGAATGTGCAAAAAACGGAACCGACATCAAATTCATTGCTCATGCCTCGACCTGGCTTAACCAAAAGCGATGGGAAGTCGATTACACCCTTCAAATCCGATCAGAGGCTAGAACCACTTTCGGCAGAAAAAGCAATTTCGATGATGTCATGGCTTCCGCAGCTAGGCTCGCGGCTAGAGAGGTTAGTTCCGAACTCGATCAGCGGGAGGACTTTCTTTTTGGATAGCGATTACATCTATCGTCCTAAGAAAACGCCTACCGAGGGTGAGATCAGGGCTGCCAAAGAGCTTTCCATGCTTCCAAGCATAAAATCAATCCTGATGCATTTGGCAACATTGATGGCATTTCGTCCAATCCAGAATGCAACGGCAAATCAATGTGATTTAGTGATGCAAGATATCGCTAACAAAATCACTCGGGAGAAATATTCTGAAGCGGCTGTCATTTGGGCGATAGAAAAGCTGAAGGATGGAAACTCCGGGTATGGTGGCCGAAATTTCCCTACGAGAGAAGAAATAATTTCTGAAATTATATCTCAGGATAAAAAGATTGATCTCCTATTGCGCGCATTCGGAAATGCTAGCGGTTCCGTACCACCCGGCTATCACCGTTATGGAAGTTTAGATCTTGTCTTTGATGAGATGGACAAAGAATACGGACGCGCAATATGAGCCAATTCATCTGGGCCAAAGAAGCAGTGGAAAAACTTAAACAGATGGCTAAAAGTGGCTTAAGTGCTTCCATGATTGCAAAAAGTCTCGGTACAACACGTAATTCCGTTATCGGAAAAGCCCAAAGAATAGGCACTCCATTGAGTAGGAATAAAAAACCAAAGATAAATAAAATCTATATTCCTCGATCTATTCCAAAGATTTATCTCAAAGTAGCTGTTGGAAACCCAGTTAAAAACAAAGCTTTTCATGAAATTTCTTCTCATCATAAACCACTTTTCGATCTTCTAGAGAATGACTGCAGATTCCCCGTGGGAAAAAGGATGTTCTGTGCGTTACCAAAAATTAAATATGCTTCCTATTGTGAGCAACATTTCCTTTTATGTACCCATTACAAATTTGAAAAAGTGAAATCAAAGATGGAGGCCACAACAAATGCGCTATCAACACATTAAGTGGACAGATGATCAAATAGAAAAGCTTAAAGACATGGCCGAAAGGCGATTAAGCACGGGCGTCATGGCACGAACTTTAGGAACAACCCGTAATTCCGTTATCGGAAAAGCTCATCGCGAAGGAATCAAATTAATGTTTTTCAAGCGTGGAAGAAATGCGAATCAAATTGTGATAGATAAACTTATCCACACTATTGAACAACTTTCAACTCAGGAGTAAAATAAATCATGACTAAAAAGTTCATACAAAAAGCTATCAAACGTCCTGGTGCACTTCATGAAAAACTTGGGGTTCCAGAGGGAAAGAAAATTCCAACAAGCAAAATTAATGCTGCTGCCAAAAAACCTGGATTGCTTGGCAAAGAAGCAAGATTTGCTAAGGAATTAAAAGGGTTTAAGAAAAAGTAATATTGTTGCTAACAAGAAAAAAACAACTATGACTTTTGTAAAAGGACAATCTGGCAACCCTAGCGGCAGACCAAAAGTAAAGAATTTGGCTGAGATACGTGAATTGGCGCAGTCATATGCGCCTGCTGCTATTGAAGAATTGGGACGTTTAATGAAACATGCCAAAACTGATGCAGCGAAAGTAGCAGCCATTCAAACCATTTTGGATCGTGGGTATGGAAAAGCGTTACAGACGATTGATATGACAATGAGATTGGATGAGCTTCCTGATCATGAGATTGATAATAAGCTGAATGAAATGATGCGTAGTATGGCTATTCAATCGAATATTCATCAAGCTACTCTGATCCAGTGATAGATTTATCCACATTAAGCCGTGAACAAAAGATAGAATTTATCCATTTACTGGAAGAGAAAGAGCGCCGTAAAAAGGGAAGATTTATTGATACCCTTTATCCTGCTGAAGGTGACTTTAGACGTGAACTATATCCAAAGCATATGGAGTTCTTCGCTGCTGGTGCTGAGTATCGTGAGCGACTTTTCGTTGCTGCAAACCGTGTTGGTAAGACTTTGGCGGGAGGAGGATATGAGACGGCTTTGCATTTGACGGGGGATTATCCTGATTGGTGGATCGGAAGGCGTTTCGACAAACCTATAAATTGCTGGGTGGCAGGAGATACAAGTAAGACTACGCGGGACATTCTTCAGCTTAAGCTATTTGGTGAAACCAGTGATATTGGAACAGGCTTATTGCCGCGTTCTAATATACTAAAGACATTTGCTAAAACTGGGGTAGCAGATGCAATTGAACTTGCGCATATTCGTCATAAAACTGGTGGAAAGTCTATTGTAGCGCTTAAATCTTATGATCAGAGACGAGAGGGTTTTCAGGGTACTGAGCAAGATGTGATTTGGCTGGATGAAGAACCGCCAGAAGATGTTTATGTAGAATGCTTGCTTCGAACCATGACCAACAATGGCATTGTAATGGTTACAGCCACACCGTTGATGGGTATTACGCCTTTCATGATATCTTTCATGCCGCAATATGGAATGAACGCGTAGATGGCTAAGATCGCAATTACAGCCACATGGGATGATGTGCCTCATCTTTCTCAAAAGGATAAGGATGACTTATGGGCTTCTATCCCACCATTTCAACGTGATGCGCGTTCTAAAGGTATTCCACAGTTAGGTGCTGGCGCTATTTACCCTGTGCCAGAAACAGAAATTATCATAGATGATTTCCCAATTCCTGACCATTTTGCCAGAGTTTATGCGCTTGATGTCGGATGGAATAGAACAGCTGGATTGTGGGCTGCCTATGATAAAGACAGCCAGATGACTTATTTGGTCTCTGAGCATTATCGCGGTCAGGCTGAACCCGCTGTACATGCACAATCTATTAAATCTCGTGGTGAATGGATACCGGGCGTCATTGATCCTGCTTCACGAGGACGATCTCAACATGACGGATTTCAACTACTTAATGGTTATAGGGATTTGGGATTGGAGTTAAGTTTAGCGGATAATGCCGTGGAGGCGGGTATTTATGCAGTGTGGTCCAGATTGAGTGCCGGAAAAATCAAAGTTTTCAGAAGTCTGAGTAACTTCATGGCTGAATACAGAGTTTATCGGAGGGACGATAAGGGCAGAATCGTTAAACAGAATGATCACCTGATGGATTGTTTGCGCTATATTATTATGTCAGGGTTGGATAAAGCAATTGCTAAGCCAATCGCACCACAACCAAAAACAGTTTATCATACGCCAAATAATATGGGCCAAGGATGGATGGGGGATTAAAATAACTCTATTCAAATTCAAAGATTTTGTGTATATTTCCTTAGTACGTGTACGCTTTATAGCGGTCATCGCGACAGACAACCTAATATTTCTGGAGTTGCTGTGCGAGATATACGTTTGCTATGGGACCGTATTCTGGTCATTCCTGAGCAGGAATTACAATCAGACAGCGTTATTATCCCTGACACCGTTAAAAAAGGGTTTCAAAAAGGTCGCGTAGCACATGTCGGCCCTGGTAAGCGAGAGAAGATTCGCAAAGGGGATAAATTAGTCCTCGGTGATTTTATCCCAATGGATATTAAGGTTGGCGATTACATTTTTTATGGTCCGCATGTCGGGCAAAAACAAAAGATTAATGGCGTTGAATATCTTGCCATGAACCAAGCGGACGTTGCGGCGATTATTGATGGCTGAAGACGATCCAATCACCACACCCACAATTCCAGACGATCCTGAAACATTTCTGGGATTGGCGCTTGAGCGTTTTGAAATGGCCGAACAGGCTGAGCGTCAAATTCGTGAGAAATCTATTATTGATCTAAAATTTAGGGCTGGAGAGCAGTGGCCTGAGAACATTCAAAATAGCCGCACTGTAGATCAGCGTCCATGCCTAACGATTAACCGAATTCCGCAGTTTGTGCGTCAGGTAACGAATGATGCGCGGCATAATAGACCGAGTGTTAAAGTTTCTCCGGTTGATGATGGCGGGGATGAGGATATCGCTAAGATTATCAATGGTATGTTTCGGCATATCGAAGTCTCAAGCAATGCGGACATCGCATATGACACTGCTGTTGATAGCCAGGTAACAATTGGCTTTGGTTATTTCCGAGTTATTACCAAATACACCGATGATGATTCTTTTGAGCAAGACCTAGTTATTCAGCGGATTAAGAATCCCTTCACTGTTTATTTTGATCCTGGATGTATTGAGCCTGATTATTCCGATGCAAACTGGGCATTCATCGTCGATGAGATGACGAAAGAAAATTATAAGTCAGCTTATCCAGATAGTGCTATGGCTAGTTTAGAGGATTTCCAATCGGTAGGAGATCATGCGCCAGGATGGGCAGATGGCAATTCCGTTCGTATTGCAGAGTATTTTGTTCGTGAGCATGATGAGAAATGGTTATATCAACTGGAAGATGGAACAGTAACGGATAAATTACCTAAAGGCGAAAAACCAAAGAACAAACGGCGCGTACGTGTTCCAAAGATTACATGGTATAAAATTAACGCCATTGAAATATTGGAAAAACAAGAATGGGCAGGCCGCTGGATCCCAATTATTCCTGTGCTTGGTGATGATTTAGATATTGATGGCAAGCGTGAATTGATTGGATTAGTACGTTTTGCGCAAGATCCACAGCGCATGCTTAATTATTGGGTTACGGCACAGACGGAAGCAATTGCATTAGCTCCTAAGGCACCTTGGTTATTGGCTGCAGGCCAAATGAAGGGATTCGAGGCGATTTGGCAGACGGCCAATATTAAGACTTCCTCACATTTGCCTTATAATCCGATCAGTATTGATGGCATTCAGGTTCCTCCTCCTCAGCGGATGACAGCCGAACCACCAGTACAAGCTATGTCACAGGCGAGTATTGCAGCATCTCAATATCTCAAGGATGTTACAGGAATTTACGATGCTTCTTTGGGGCAAGCAGGAGCTGAAACCTCGGGGAAGGCTATTTTGGCGCGTCAAAGCCAAAGCAATATTTCAAATTTCCATTTCTTAGATAACTTAAGCCGCTCTATTAAGCATTTGGGCCGCATTCTGTTAGATCTACTTCCTAAAATTTATGATACAGAGCGGGTTGTTAGAATTATTGGAGCGGATGGCTCAGCGAGTACGGCTAAGATTAACTCTCCAGTAAAAGATCCGATTACAGGCGCTATCATCAAAATAGAAAATGATATCACAATCGGTAAATATGATGTGGTTGTGGATGTAGGGCCGAGTTATTCGACTAAGCGTAAAGAAAATGCTGATGCTATGATTCAAATCAGCCAAGCATACCCTGCATTGTGGCAATTGGCAGGCGATCTGATGGTTGGCGAATTAGATTGGCCAGGCGCTGATGCGCTTGCTGAACGACTTAAAATGGCGCTTCCTCCTAATATTCAACAAGCAATTGCACAAGAAGAGCAAGGACAAGAGCCATTGCCGCCGCAAGTGCAAGCTAAGATGCAACAGGCTATGCAAATGGTTCAGCAACTTACACAAGCTCTTAATGCCGCGCATCAGAAATTGGAAAGCAAACAAATTGAAAATCAGGCTAAATTACAAGTTGCTGCTATGGATAATCAAACAAAAATAGCAACCGCTCAAATACAGGCACACTCACAAGCAAATCTTGCAACGCTGCAGGCTGAATTAGATCACTTTGCAGGAGTAATGGATAATTATATGGGTCAGCAAAACATGCAGCAGCAAGCACAGTTACAGAATCAAAATCAACAATCACAGAATCAAAATCAACCTTCAGCAAATTGAATAAATTAAAAACTATGATAGCATTTTTGTATTGCTACTGGCAGCGCAATTAAGCGCATGGGAGCTTAGATTTAATGGCAGATACTCAAAATGTTTCTACCGCTGGCGATGATGTTGGCGCACCTCTTGAGGTAAAGAAACCAGTTAGTGATTTTAGGCTTTTTGGGTCGGAAGGTGAAGAGACGGTTAATGCGAAAGCTGAAACTGCTCAGACATCTGGAGATGCTGAAGTTGATGATCCTGATGGTGAGGATGAAGCCGAACATGAAGATCGCAGTGAGCCGGTTAAGAAGCGTAGACGCGGTGGTTTTCAGAAAAAGATCTCCTTACTTGAGGCAAAAATTGCTGAATTAGAAGCAAGAAATGCAAGCAAGTCAGATCAAAATACTGAACCTGCTAAGAATGCTGAAAAACCTAAACTGGATAGTTTTGCGAGTTATGACGAATACGTTGAAGCTTTAACGGATTGGAAGGCTGATCAAGCCGCTGATCGCAAATTAAAGGAACGTGATAGTCAATCAAAGGCATCAAATGAACGGCAGGAGCTAGCGGCTAAAGTATCGAATTACGATAAGCAGGTTGCAGAAGCTAGAGCCAAATATGATGATTTTGATGATGTTGTTTCGGATGTTTCCAATCCAAGTCCAAATATGGCGCATGCTTTGTTGGATTCTGAAATAGGGGCTGAGGTGTCATATTATTTGGCACAGAACGCCGACCTATACGAGAAATTAAACAAACTACCGCCTGTGCAGCTTGTTAGAGAGATTGGGCGCATTGAAGAACGTCTAATGAGTAAAACGCAAAATGCCACTGCGGAGAAACCGAAGACCACCAAGGCTCCGGCTCCAATTACGCCCGTAGGGGGAAGCAAGAAAAGCGGTGTGTTTGACCGCGAGAACTCTTCCTACGAAGAATATAAGGAATGGCGTAAGAAGCAAGCTTGACCTCGGGGGATAACAACAACCCTTTAGGAGGCCAATAATGGCAAATACTTTACTTAATATTTCCATGATCACCAATGAAGCATTGATGGTCTTGGAGAACAATCTCACTTTTACTAAAAAAGTAAATCGTGAATATGATAACGCTTTTGGTCGTACAGAAGCTCAGATCGGTACGACTTTAAACATCCGTAAGCCTGCCCGCTATACCCGTACAATGGGTCCAACGCTTCAGGTTCAGTCAACCACTGAAACATATGTGCCATTGGTTCTGAATAGCTGGTATCAACAATCTGTCTCTTTCACAACGGAAGAGATGACATTGAATATCGCAGAGTTTAGTGATCGTATTCTGAAGCCTGAAATTGCGCAGCTGGCGAACAATATTGACTACGACGGTCTTCAATTGGCGTCAGATGTTTACAATTCAGTTGGTACCCCAGGATCAACTCCTAGTTCATTGCTTACTTATTTGAACGCTGGTGTTCTTTTGGACAACAACGCGACCCCAATGGACGGACAACGTTCGATCGTTGTGAACCCATTGGCACAAGCGACCATTGTGAATGCGCTGACGACCATCTTCAATCCTACCAAAACTATTAGTGAGCAATATCAAAAAGGTAGCATGGGAGAAGCTATTGGTTTTGACTGGAATATGGATCAAAACGTTTCGATGCATACAGTTGGTACGTATGGTGGTACTCCATTGGTAAATGGTGCTGGCCAAACTGGGTCTACACTTGTAACGGATGGCTGGACTGCAACGACCACTTCTTTGAACGTTGGCGATATTTTTACTCTTGCAGGTGTGTTTGCAGTTAACCCACAGAACTATCAATCAACAGGTTCATTGCAACAATTTGTTGTAACGGCACAAACGACGACAGATGGCTCTGGTAACTCTACGATTAGCATTAGCCCCGCGATCACAACGAGTGGTGCATTCCAGACAGTGACAAATTCTCCGGCAGACAATGCGGCGATCACTGTTGTCGGTGCGTCTGGAACTGTTACACCTCAAAACCTAGCCTTCCATAAGGACGCATTCACCTTCGCAACCGTTGATTTGTTTGTGCCAGGTGGTGTGGACATGGCAAAACGTGTTTCTTCCAAGAAACTTAACATGTCTATGCGTTGTGTTCGTGCTTACGACATCAACAATGATCGTCTGCCAATGCGTCTCGATCTTCTGGGTGGTTGGAAAACCATTCGTGCGGAAACGGCTTGCCGGATCCAAGGCTAATTTAACTATTTAGGAGAGATATCATGACTGATACAAGCACACCAGCAATTCACGTTCAGAATATTACCACTAATCTTACCGGTAATGCGCCTGATGGAGGATTTCTCGGGTTTAATGATAACACTACTGCGTCTATCGCGCAGATCAATGCTGTTTGCTATTCTGCAGGGCGTGTTCCTTCGGTAACAGCAGCAACTCTTGCTGTAACTGCTGCAGCGAACGGGGAACTTTATACGGTTCTCAATCGTGCGGCAGGAACGGCTGTAACGCTTCCAGCTGCTACCGGTTCAGGTCGTATTTATCGGTTCATCATTGGAACCACCATCACCTCTAATACCACTGTTATTCAAACCGCTACCACTGGTTCTGGGGATGTAATGGACGGTATTGCAGTAGGCGTAGCGTCAGCATTGGTTGGCTTTGAAACTGCATCCAATACTAACACAATCACTTTCAATGGCACCACTACGGGCGGCATCGTTGGAACGCGGGTTGAATTGATAGACTACGCAAGCGGTCATTGGGGCGTGCAAGTTCGCTCTAATGGCTCTGGCACAGGCGCAACGCCATTCAGCCACGTTTAACCTTAACAGGGGAGAGGATTTCGATCTTCTCCCCATTTTGCAGGTAAGACATGGCAACTTATGTACGTGATATTATTACTGCATCTTTGCAGGATTTAGGTGTGATCGCATCGGACGAGGTTCCGAGTTCTGCGGATTCGGATGTATGCCTCAAATCTCTTAATAGGCTAATACAATCATGGCAAAATGATAGCCTGATGATTTATAGTATATTGAACCAAATTTTCCCATTTGTATCTGGTCAAGGTGTTTATACGATTGGTCCTGGGGGGAATTTTAATACACAGCGCCCAGTAGAAATTGTTGATGCATACGTAAGAGATCAATTTGGCAATGATTACCCAATGTATATCTCGAACCAAGAAGAATATAGCGAAATTATCACCAAATATACTCAGTCTCCCTTACCGACGGTGATGTATCCCGATGGCAATTATCCTTTAGTAAATCTTACTTTTTGGCCCATCCCAGACGGGGGTGGATATTCAGCTAATCTATGGATGTGGCAGAAGATACAAGAATTTACTTCCATTAATGACACTGTTGTATTGCCCCCAGGTTATGAAAGAGCATTTGAATTTAATTTGGCTGTGGAAGTAGCTCCAAAGTTTGGCAAGACAGTTTCTCAAGACATATTAAGAATTGCTACGGATAGCAAGGTTGAGATTGAGCGCACAAATTACGTGGATAATCAAATTAGATTTGATCCAACCTTAACAGAGCGCGGACGTGTATTTAACTGGTTGTCTGGTGGGTATTAACCCATGGTGGAAAAGTATTTTCCATTTGTAGGGCCGAGCTATGAAGAACGCGTCATTAACTTTGACGCACAGCGTTCTGTGAATTTATATCCCATAAAAAGTATGACAGGTGATAGTAAAACGCCTTTTATGCTTGGAAGTACACCGGGATTAAAGGTATTTTGTGATCTAGTAAGTGGGCCTATTAAAGGATGCTATACAGTTAAAGGACGCTCATTCTTTGTAACTGGAAAATATCTATTTGAAGTTTTTGTAGATGGAACGTTTACAAATTTGGGGTCAGTTGTTTTTTCAAACTCCTTAGTTTCTATCACTGATAATGGATTACAGATTTGCATCGTTGGGGGAGATAATGGTTATGTATTTACTTTGGCTACCAATGAGTTAGTCCAGATAACAAGCGATGGTTGGAATGGTGCTGATACGGTTACGTTTCTGGATGGATATGGTATTTTCAATTGGCCCGGTACTTCTAAATATTATATTAGCGCACTATACGATTTTACAACTTTTGATCCCACAATGGTATCAAGCGTCGCGAGTTCAACAAATGATGTGGTTGCGGTGGTGGCACTTCACCAAAACGTATGGGTTCTAGGTACTCAGACAGTCGAGATTGAATATGATTCTGGAAATGTTAACTTTCCATTTCAGCGTATTCAGGGAGCATTTATTGAATACGGATGCATTGCGCCATATTCTGTAGTCCGTGCAGCAAACACTCTATTTTGGTTAGGGCAGGATCAAACAGGCCAAGGAAGTGTTTGGATGGCTCAAGGATATGAGCCCCAAAAGATCTCTACCGATGCAATCGAGTTTTATATTCAGCAATTTGTTCATAATCTGGATGGCGCGTCCGGATGGTCTTATCAAGAAGAGGGACATTTCTTTTATGTACTTAATATACCAGGTGCATCTTCCACTCTTGTATATGATGTAACATTGGGTCAATGGCATGAAAGAGCTTATTTTAATGCATTAACGGGTAAGTATGAGCGTCAGCGTCAGAATTGTCAGACATTTAATTTCAATCAACAGCTTATTGGTGATTACAATAGTGGTAAAATTTACGTGCAAAGTCTGAATTACTATGATGATGCGGGTGATTTGATACGTCGTATGCGTGTAGCCCCACATATTACGAGCAATCTTGATTATGTTTTTTATAATTCGTTTCAGGTTGATATGGAAACTGGGGTAGGCGTGGATGGTATTGATGGTTCTCAAAACACGGATCCTCAACTTATGATGAGGTATTCAAATGATGGTGGTTATACTTGGTCAAATGAGATTTGGATGAGTATGGGAAAAATAGGCCAATATAAATGGCGTGCCCGAACGACTCGTATTGGAAGAGCACGAGACAGGGTGTTTGAAGTATCTTGTATGTCAAATGTGCCAGTTAATTTGCTCGGTGCAGTTATTGATGCAGAACCAGGAATATCTTAATGACCAATATTTTATCTCAGCCACCTGTAAAAAGTCCAGTTACGCTTCCCACAGGATCAATCGCCCCTGTTTGGAATCAATGGTTCCAAATTATATTTAGTATTCTAGGTGGACAAGGTTTAGCTCAGTTAGAATCATTAACGATCACATCTAATCAGATTATTATTCAAAACTCTCAAACTCCTGCGACTTCTTCTTCGCCTGGAGAAGAGGGCACGATTTGTTGGGATACCAATTATGTATATGTTTGTATCGCCGAAAATACATGGAAACGGATAGGAATCAGTACTTGGTGATTGACTTATAAAGGTAAATTATTTATTATTTGGATAACGTGTCACGCTTCGGCGGCTATCGCGGCAAACATCTGGATTGCAAGCGATGCTGACCTATAAAGTAGAAAAATGGACTGACACTGTTGATGATAGCCGTTGGCTTTGGCCACTTCATTATGAAGAAGCAAGTGTCGATAAGGGCGTTGTTCCTCTCGAAGTAAATGAAGAAGAATTCAGGGCCATGGATCAAATTGGCCAGATGCACTGTGTTACTGTAAGAGATACAGAAACATGTGGTGAATGTGGTAAATGCGATAATTCTGAAAAAGGTAAAATTGTAGGATATTGCTGGGCAGTTTTGCGACCACATCTTCATTATAAATCTATGTTATGCGCATATTTCGATGCTTATTTTCTTCATCCAGATTATCGCGATGGGTTCAATGGCGTAAAATTATTCCAGGTGATGGAAGAAACGCTAGCAAAGATTGGCGTTCAAAAGATGTTCACCTTTACAAAGCTTCATAATCATAAAGGTCCTGTATTTGAATATTTGGGATGGAAACCTGTTGAAACAACATATGCTAAACGTATTGGAGCTCGGTGATGGGTGGAATTGTAGGAGCTGTCGCAGGTCCAGTTATCGGCGGAATATTCGGAAATAGTGCTGCGAATACACAGGCAGATGCAGCCAATAATGCATCCGATCTACAAAGATATATTTTTGATCTTCAAAACTCTCAACAAGCTCCTTATCGGGAGGCAGGTTATGGCGGTCTTTCAAATTTAGCCTATCTGCTTGGTACTGGGCCGCAAGGAGGATTACAAGCACCCGATCAAAATGGAAATCAAACGACCTACGTACCTAATACTTCTTTGGGTGCATATGGGAGTTTAGCACAGCCATTTACTTTGGATCAGTTCCATGAAGATCCGGGTTATCAATTTATGCTTCAGCAAGGGCAGCAAGCTCTAAAAGCTAGTCAGGCTGCCAATGGAACACTATTGTCGGGAGCTGGACTAAAAGGACTTGATGCGTATACACAAGGACTTGCATCGCAAGAATATCAACAGGCCTTTAATAATTATAATACTAATCAAACCAATCTTTATAATCGACTAGCGGGATTATCTGGAACGGGACAAACAGCGAATGCACAAACTGGAGCTGCTGCACAGAATTATGGAAACCAAGCTGGGAATTATATTACTCAAGCTGGAAGTGCGAATGCAGCCGGTCAATTGGCGACGGGAACCGGATTATCCAATTTAGCAGCTAATTTAGGAAGTGCGTGGAGTACAGGCTTAAATACGCCTGCTCAAGGAATGGCGAGTTCTTTTAACGGCAGTCCTATCAATTGGAATAGCTGATGGCGCTTGATCCTACCATCCTTGCAATGACAGCTAATCCGCAAGCAGCGGCATTGGAGAATGCACAGCGTCAGGCGCAGATACAAAATCTTCAACAGGTAAATCAAGCCCAACCTCAGTTACTACAAAATCAAATTCAGCAGGGTCAGTTAGCTAATCAGGAAGCACAACAAACAAATGCCGTTCGCCCTCAGTTATTACAAAATCAAGTTACGTCAGGACAACTTGCCAACCAACAATCTGCTTTAGTAAATGCATATGCACAGCATAATGCAGTAGGGCAATTATTGAGTAGTGCAGTTGATGAACCGTCATATCAACATACAAAACAAATTGCTGCTCAAATGGGAATTGATACGAGTCAATTGCCACAAAATTTTGATCCTAATTTTATTGCACAGGCTAAGCAAAATTGGCTAACGACTGATCAACAATTAAAACAGCAAGAAATGAATATCCAATCCGGAGCTTATCTCTATGGAAATTCGTCTCCGAATTCTGGTAATATTCCATCTGGATCTGGAAATCCACAAGTACAACAATCGCCTTCTAATTCGATAACAGACGTATTCCCTAATTTGAATCCTGCATTTGCAGCTCGTGCACAAGCAATTATTGAAGGACGAGATCAGCTAAGCAATCGTGAGGCAGGAACGCCCATTGGCATTCAACTGAAGAATATCATTAATCAGGTTGATCCAAGCTTTGATTTTACAAATCCAACAGCCCGAGCAAAAGCTGCACAGGATTACGCACCTTCTGGTAAATCAGGACAGTCTATTAACGCTATTAATACCGTTCTTGGGCATTTGCAGACTCTACAGGAGCAAGGCCATGCACTTAATAATGGCCCAATTCCTGCGTTAAATGCAGTTCAGAACTATGGATTGGAGCAACTAGGAGATGCAAGACCAGTTGCTTTTGATGCAACTAAAAAAGCAGTTGCTGATGAACTAACACGTGTATGGAGGCAATCAGGTGGTGCTCAATCTGATATTGAAGAAAAATTAAAATCTTTAAGCAATTCGCAATCTCCCGCTCAACTTGATGCTGTTATTAAAGATTTTGGGGATCTACTTTCATCTAAGCTAGATTCTCTAACCCAAAGTTATTCAAATACAATGGGTAATAAAGTTGCTCCTAAAGGGATTTTACAGCCCGATAAAGCAGCATTCCTTCAGAAATTGGGAGTAGATGTCAGTAATATTCCGCTGATGACTGGCACAGGGAAAGGTGCATTACCAACATCACCGCCCAATAATGCTTTCCCTGATGTAAACTCATTGAAACCAGGAACAATTGTTAACGGTCAATTATTTTTAGGGGGAGACCCATCCCAACAATCTAGTTGGAAGCAAGCAACGCAGGGAGGCAAATAATGGCCGAAGCCGCAATGCAACCTTGGGATTATTACGCTTCTCAAAAGCCAGACGTACAGCCTGTAAACTTTGATGCCTTGGAAAAAGAAAATGGGCTGCCGTCAGGGTTATTGAATGCAGTAATGCAACAAGAATCCGGTGGTAATCCAAATGCAGTTTCTTCTAAAGGGGCCATGGGGCCATTCCAGCTTATGCAGGGTACAGCAAAGCAATTTGGAGTAACTGATCCAACAGATATTAATCAGGCGGCACCGGCAGCGGCCAAATATCTAGGTCAACTTAAGGATAAATTTGGGGGAAATCTAAACTCTGCATTAGCTGCTTATAATTGGGGTCCAGGAAATGTACAAAAGTATGGTTTATCCAGATTGCCGCCTGAAACAGCCAATTATGTTGCGAAGATTGGTGGTCAGTTCGCAGACCAGATTCAGCCATCGTCTCAGCCTAATTCGCCTCAACCGGCGGCGCAGAAAGCATCAAATATACAGCCATGGGATTATTATGCCTCCCTTAAAAATCAAACGGCAAATACTAACGAACCTTCTGATACGAAACAGCCGCCTACAGGTTCAGATTTAGGGGCTAAACCAGCATTTTATGGTGGGATTGTATCTGGCGCAATTCCATTTGGTAATAAAATTACAGCAGGAATAGGCGCTTTAACGGCTTCAGGTCTCCAGGGCTTAAATCAGGCGATTGGCAATGATGTACAAAACCCACAAACGATTGGCCAATATTATGATCAAATTCGTCAGAACCAAGCAGCTACTGAAGCCGCTCACCCGGCTGCAAATTTAGCTGGAGTGGGGACGGGCGCTGTGGCAACATTGCCTATATTTGGCGGTATAGGAGATGCACTTGCAGCAGGAAAATTCACGGCCCCCCTCGTTAATGCTCTTCGGCCTACTGAGGTGGCGCAAGATGCAGGGGCACTCGTCAAAGCAGGTAATTTGGCAGCCAATATGGTTAAAGGCGGCCTTTCAGCTGCCCCAGTGGGGGCAATATATGGAGCAGGTCTTGCACCAGAAGGTCAAGAACTGCAGGGCGCAAGCAAGGGGGCTTTATTTAGTGGTGCTGTCGGCGCTGCCATTCCTGCTGCGAGTGCTGGTTTTTCAGCATTAAATAATGCACTTGGAAAAGATATTATACCTGCAGCATCTGAGTTGCGTGCTACAGCCGGAAAATTATATCAACAAGCTTCTGATAATGGCGGTATTCTAACACCAGAATTCTCTAATAACTTCATTGATGATATTAGCAAGTTAAAACCTCAGACTGAATTAGGGCAAGCCGTCACAGGTGAAACACCATTTACGCAAATGGTTGATAAGTTACAGGTAATAAAAAATAAACCTATCACCTTAGATACAGCGCAAGAGATTGATGAAGCATTGGGTGATGCCATAGATTCTCAAATAGAAAATGGTCAATTGAATAAACAAGGTAAAAAACTACTTGATCTTCAAACATCATTTAGAAATTCAATTGATAACGCTAATTCAGATCAGATAGTTGGAGGATCGGAGGGGTTTGATGCCCTCAAGGAGGCTCGAAAATATTGGGCCGCCAGTCGTCGTATGGATGATGTTGAACGAATTATTACAAGAGCACAATATTCTGATAATCCAGCCACTGCAATTAAATCTGGATTTAGAACCATTTTAAGCAATCCCTCTCGGCTTCGTGGATTTTCTCAAGATGAAATTCAAGCAATGCAAAACGCCGCATCTGGAGGACCAATCGCTGAAACATTAAAAACTCTTGGAAGCGGCCTTATTCGAGTTTTTGCACCCTTCTCAGGAGCAGGATTGGTAGGAGATGCAGCTATCGCTGCGGGTTCAATGGCATCCAAAGATTTATCGACGAAACTTGCCTTAAGTAAGGCATCTGATGTTGCTCAAGAAGTGGCTAATAGGGTTCAGCCAGTAGTTCGGCAACCATTATTAACCTGGCAAAATACCTTAAAACTGCCCCCAGAAAAAGCCCAACAAATACTTTCTCAAATCGCTGCTCAGAAAGCAGCTGGAGGAAATCCATGACAACTAAATATCTTTCTCCAAATCCCAAATTCCAAGCATTTGATTCCGATGGAAATCCATTAGTTGGTGGTAAACTTTATACCTATGGGGCAGGAGGGTCTACTCCTTTGGCCACTTATACGGATTCCACAGGCGCTAGTGCAAATTCTAATCCTATTATTCTAGATGCGAATGGCGAAGCCAACGTTTGGTTGAGTAATGCTGCTTATAAATTTACATTGAAAGATGCAAACGATGTTTTGCAATGGACTGTTGATAACATTATTGGCGTAGGATTTGTTCAGGCTAATATTGTTTATTGGGGAGCCACAAGTTCAGGCTCGGCAAATGCACAAACAATCATTACAAATCCTCAATTCACTACTTATCAGACACCTTTGATCATTTCATTTATTTCTGGGTTTAATAATACGGGTCCGACCACAATTAATGCAAATAGCTTAGGAGCGGTTAATATTTTAAAGGAAAGCACAAGTGGTCCAGTACCACTTACAGGTGGTGAGATTATAGAAGGAAATATCTATCAACTCTCATTTGATGGAACGGATTTCCAAATTTTAAACTCTCCGTCTAATTTTCCAGGTGCAGAAACTACAGTTGCAAGTGCCACTACGACGAGCATTTCAAATCATAATACAAATGCTATTGCGATCAGCGGCACAACTACCATTACTTCATTCGGGACATCTGGAGATTCAACAAGCGCTTTTTATTTTTTAAGGTTCACGGGAAGTCTAACCTTAACGAATAATGCTACCTCTTTAATATTGCCTGGAGGCGCAAATATTGTGACGCAAGCCGGTGATACGGCGATTGTTCAGGATCTAGGAAGCAATAATTGGAAGGTAACGCAATACACTCGCGTAAATGGATCTCCCATTTTGCCGTCTGGAGTACAGGGGCAATTTAAGAATTTGAAAACTGCGTGGGCTAGTAATACCACATTAACAATTACAGCAGATCAGATTACTTTATATGCCCCTACATTGCCTGCATGGCTTACGGTTTCTACAGTTAATCTTACAAATACTATTTCGACGTCAGGGGCGAATGGTTTAGACACTGGGAGTGTAGCAAATTCTACGTGGTATTATTCTTATGTGATTTATAATCCTACCACTTTAACGACTGCGTCTTTGATATCCTTAAGTTCTACTGCTCCTACATTGCCAAGTGGTTATACATATTTTGCAAGGGTTGGGTCATTTATTACTGATGGAAGTGCGCATATTGTTGGTTTTACACAAAAGGGAAAATCAATCCAATATATGGTCGGAAGCAATGCCTCTCTACCACAAGCTGCATCTGGTCCGAGCGGCAGTGTAAGTGTTCCTACATGGACAGCAGTTTCTATTTCTAGTTTCATACCTCCTACAACTTCTAAAATAACAGTCATGTTATTCAGCGGTAGTACTAACTCTAACGCAATGGCTGCACCAAATAATAATTATGGTGCGGCTGGAAGCACAACAAATCCTCCTCCATTATCATTAGCTGGAACGCAATCAGCCGGTATTTATAGTAATAATATTATGGGGACATTTGTATGCGAGCAAACATCTAATTTTTACTATGCATCCACTGCGGCTACATCTGGCTTATATGTGGTCAATTATGAAGATAACATATAGGAGGAAACATGTTTTGTTATTTTAATAATGGCCTATCTTTTAAATCAGTCGAATCTGATTATGTAGCGCAATCAGGGGAAGTCTTGTTCTCTTCATATGCGACTTCTGAAGAGCTGAAATTAGCTTTTCCAGAATATAATTCCGCTTCCAGTATCTTATCTATAAAACTTCAAATTATAGCTCTAGAGGATATGCAAACCGATAGAAGAATTAGAGAAGCAATTCTTGGCACTGATAATGGATGGCTCGCAAATCTTAACTCACAGATTGCCTCCCTTAGATCCCAATTATCATAAGAATCATTTGACAGGGTAAACATCATAGGATAATTTTTATAAATCTGACGTGTAACGCATATTTGCGGCAATCGCGCTGACTCAACAAGTTGGGACTGCGACGATGCCACTAAAGAAAACACCATCAAAAAAAGCATTTTCATATAACGTTAAAACAGAAATGGATGCGGGAAAACCGCAGAAACAGGCTGTTGCAATTGCTTACAACGTAAGGCGGAAAGCCGCTGATAAAAAAGGCGGAAAGAAATGAGTCTGGTCGGCACAGATCCTAGTGTCGTCTATGGTCTTTCATTAGAAGCGATAGATAATACTGCTACTGGTAATAATCCACTTTATATTGGTTATGCACCTATTGGAACTCCATTAGGTTCTCCATCTTGGGCGATTAAACAGCTTGGATATGATGGAAATGGAAACGTCAATAGAATTACATGGGCGTCTGTTACGGAGGGAATTCCGTCTATAAATTTAATTTGGAATAACCGCGCCTCATATATTTATAGTTAGGGCATAAAATGGTCACTTGGTCATCATTTTATAGCCACGACTTTTCAGGAGATCCTAATACTGCGGCAGGTGGTCCAAACAGCCATGTGATTGATGATGGCGGATGGACGGATGTATTCGGGAACTACGCATCAGTTAACGGCGGAAAGCTTGTCTTAACGCCTGTGGGTGGCTCAGCTTCATATAGTGGTAACTGGTTGTTACGGAATGTGAATGCTTCTGATCGACAAAAGGATCAGGCGATGATTGTGCGTGTTGCGCCGGGTGACTTTCTAACCAACCGGCTTTGTACGATGCTTAGTATGTTCGGCGGTCAAAGTGGTGCGACACAGGACTTCCTAAACTGTACATTATCTTCTTCTGGTGTATCTGTTCCGCAATTTCAGATACAGGTTATATGCGCGAATGATAGTTATTTAGGCACATCAGCATCTGCTCGTGTATTTAACAGCCCAGTCGCCGGAAACGGGACCAGTTACTATGATTTTGTAATGACAAAAACAGGGACGTTCCCGTTTGTTACAACAATTTCAATGTACGACCAGACGGCAACACCACCTGCATTTAACATAGTCACACCTACGACAAACCTAGGAACATTAGTTCTTACTGCGACAGCCAATGATCCAACGCAAACTGCGCCTATAACTTATTGGGAAAATTTGAGTGGTCCCGGTGTCATGGGTTTTGATAATGGGGCAACCGGGATCACAAATAAAGTCCAATGTATTTCGTTATGGAAGAATACTGACCTTCAGCCAGCACAGCCTAATATCATTTCTGTTGCGACGGGTTCAGTGCATCTTCAGGCTTATGTGTTCGGAGGAGGAGCATGTGCTTATGGTGGAACGGGGAATTATACCTTCTATTGGCATCGATCCACTTCTTCTGGTTTCACGCCTTCAAATGGGACACGTATTTCTGGAGCATTAACAGATAACGCAGATTATACTGATACTGGCGCAAACTCGGCCAACACATCCTATTATTATGCGCTTGAGACCAATGATGGTGTTACGCAGCTTTATACTTATCCTGGTTATTCATCGAGCGCTAACGTTGCAGTCATAACACCAAGTACCACTGCAACAGATCTTCGCCACCTAGTGATGGGGCATAGCTATACGGTTAGCACGGGAGCATCAAATACTAGCACAACCATTGGCGTAGGTAGCGGCTTTCAATACGTATGTGATTACTACATTACAAACGGAACATTTGGGACCACGCCAAGAAACGTTTCAATCTCGAACTCAGGATTCTTTGGCACCACAATGCTTGAATGGTCCATTGGCCGCTCAATGCTACGTCCTGCTTTGCAGTTAGCCCTAATGCAGAATTGTAATATTTCCTCCATCATGCTTTCGACCAATGATGGAAGCGGATGGACTGTCGCTCAAGCAACTGCATTTTGGCAACAAACAAATGCTTTTATTTTAAGAAGCTTACCAGTGATGAAGTATCTGGTTATGCAAGTTGCGCCCCCTACGTTGTCATCAAATTTTACTTTTGCGAATTCGAAAGTTTATGCACAGGCACAATTAGTTTCTCAAAATGGAAAAACAACATTTATATCGGATCTAGATATTATCACTCGTTGGAATGATTCTAATATAAACACACTTACTGGATATCGCACTGGAACAACAACATTCCAGCAAGCCAATACGGTAGCAAATACTGGCGCTAATGATTCCACAAGTTATCCAACTATGGCTGCATATCGCGGTGGCCCATATCTTTACACAGATAGTCTGCATCCGAACGATTGGGGGCATCAAGATCTAGGACTTTCCCTTGCTCACGCATTCCTGACAGCCGAGCAGATTTATACTGATAACGCTTCTTCAGGAGGATCTACCGCCATGAAACTTATTTTTAATCCATTCACGAATAATCTTGATTATGTGGGTAGTCCAGGTGGAAGTAGCAGTATTAGTTCGATACCAGGCAGCTTATCATTGGCATCTACAAATATTGTTAATCTTACAACATTTAATTCACCCTATACGGTTGGTGCGAATGATCTTTTGATCAACTGCGATACCTCCGCAGGGCCGATCACTATTAATCTGCCAAATCCTAATACGTATCGTATTCTAGACATCAAGGATGCAAAAGGCACATTTGGAACAAATAATGTCACGCTTGTATCGTTCGGTGGTGAGAAGATTGAAGGACTAACAGCTAACTTAATTCTTAGGGCGAACTGGGGTTGCTATCAATTTACTTCTAACGGCACTGACTGGTTGAAGACATCTACGGCAGCTAATAAAGTCGTGATGACATATACAACGCCTGGTACGGCGACATTAGTTTGTCCGGCTGGCGTCACGAATATGGATCTTGAAGGATGCGGTGGCGGAGGTGGTGGAGCAGGTTCAGGAGGTGGAGGTGGCGGTAGTACTGCTGCGGCTGCCCGTGGCGGCGGCGGCGGTGGCCCTGGTTGCAGCACTATTTTGCGACGCAAAAATATTACAGTTGTCCCAGGAACCTCATATACCATTACAGTGGGTGCAGGTGGCGCAGCCGGGACAGCCGGGACAGCCGCAGTCGCAAACGCGGCTGGAGCAACAGGCGGTAACGGCGGTAATGGAGGCGCTGGTGGAGACACCACTTTTGGTTCTTTAGCCACATTTAAAGGCGGTAACGGTGGCACCGCTGGCACCGCTGGCGGCTTGTCCACAACTGGTCAAGGCGGCGCAGGCGGCACTAGCCGCGAAAATAACACCAACGGCGCAGGCGGTAGTTCTGCAACGGCTGGCACGGCTGGTTCTGCTGGCACGGGCGGTCCAGGATCGTTAAACGCGAATAGTTCTGGCGCAGGTGGTGGTGGCACGTCAGGTGCTAGCCAAGGAGCAGGTGGTGGTGGTGGCGGACAACCGGGCGGTACAAGTTTCGGCGCACCTGTCAGCAACTCGACAGCAGCAGGCGGCGCAGGTGGAAACGCAGCGGATGGCAGTCCAGGAACAGCGGGAGCTACGCAATCATCAACGAATTATGGTTGTGGTGGATCAGGCGCGGGCGCTGGCGGAGGCGGTGGCATTGTGCCCACAACAGGTTCAAATGGTGGCGCTGGCGCTGCAGGATCAGCTGGAATTGGGGGGTATTTATCAGTTACTTGGCTAGAGTAAATTATAATATATATTTTAATACCTAACCTAACAAAGGAAATCAAAATGACTAAATCTTACGAAGTTGATCTTTCAGAAATCGCAGTAAATTATGAAGATACACAACTTATTGAAAATAATATTGTTCTAACTCTAGGAAAAATAGCAGCCACTTCCTTGGTCATTGCAGAAACAGATGATCCATTAAAAGCACATACATTAGCCCGTCCGCTTCATAAATTAGGTAGAGTCAATATTACAAAAGAAGATGCACAGTTTCTAGAGAACATTATCATTAAAGCAACGAATGTTAATAATATGATTAAGGGCCCTATTCTTCAAAAGATCAAGGATGCGATAGCAGATGATGTTGACCAACATAAATAATAACATTAAACACAACTATCTGGTGCATCCAGATAGGGGGCTGATTACCCCTTCACAGTGCCGTATGGTCGGGGAAGCTTTAGCTTATGTCCAGGGCGCAAGCCTAAAGGCTAAAGCGGCTTTCACTGTGAAGTCTAATCATTCCCCGATCACCCATGCGGGGAATGCATGGCAGAGCGTGATATGATGAGCCGCGTATCTGTCTTGGAAGAGAAAGATCGCTACCACGAAAAGCACCGTGAGAATGTAGATGCAGCGATTGTTGCGATGTCAAAAGACATTCGAGAGATACGTGATGTTTTGATTGAATCAAATCCGATCGAACTTTCTAAAAGAATAGCTGCTTTGGAGAAGAGTAGATGGATTGCTCAGGGCGTTGCTGGGAGCATAGGAGGAGCCATTGGGTTTGTTATAGCGAAACTGGGCGTTCTTTTGGGAGTCGTTGTTAAATGAACTTAGAACTTATTCGCGTGTCTCAAACCGATGAAGGGACTTTTGGGGTTCTTCTCAAGGATGAATTGCCGTTGTGCGTTACTTTGGAATTGCCGTGGAAACAGAATGCGCCGAACATTTCTTGTATACCCGCCGGAAGTTATAATGTGCAAAGCTTCTATAGCGAAAAGCACGGCCAAGTTTGGGAAATTTTAAATGTGCCAGCTCGATCAGCTATTCTTTTGCATGAAGGAAATTTCCCTTCTGATTCCATGGGGTGTATAATTTGCGCGCAATATTTTAGTGGAAAAGAGACAGCTATCTATAATTCGGTTGAAACTATAAAATTTTTACGCAGCGTTTTAGCGTCAACTTTTACTCTAAAAGTATTAAATCCACCCGCATGAAAAAGAAATATCCAGAGTTAACCAAATCACAAGCTCTATCTAAATCATGGAGAGATAGGGAAGGGTTTACACATGGGTTGGCGAAAACAAAAATTCATAATTCGTGGAGAGCTATAAGATTTACGATTAAAGGCAAAAAAATAGGCTGTGACCCGCGTTGGAATTTATTTAATGACTTCGCCGATGATATGGCGGCCTCTTACCAAGATGGTTTTGTTTTATGCAGAAAAGATAAGGGGAAACCGTTTGGACCGGAAAATTGTTTTTGGGCTGACAAATCCGCATTAGTTGAACATCGGCTTTCAACTCTAGAATATAATGGTGAAACCAAGAGCCTTTTAGAATGGTGCTTATTATACGAACTTAACTATAAGGGTGTTCGCACTCGCTTCTTTAGATCAAAGAAGAATTTAACAGGGCATGAAATATTATTTGGTAAAATAAAATTACCTCGTAAAGCGTTGCTATCTGTAGACCAATTAAAAGAAAAAGAAATAAGAACCAAAGCAATTAAAATGATTGCAGCTAATAAATGTAAGGATAAAAAAAGAGCGTTTAAAATTGAAGAAATTTCTCCTGAATGGTTTTTGGAAAACATTCTTAGAAAGCCGTGCACTTATTGCGGGTCTCCTAAATTTGTCGGAGCTGACAGAATTGATAACCTGCAAGGTCATATAAAATCAAATATTATTCCTGCGTGTTATCGGTGCAACACCATTCGAAATAATCATTTTAGCGTATCTGAAATGAAAAAAATCGGGACGTTCATACGTGAAAATATTGACAACCAGTCTCTAAAGGAGGAGGCATAATGTTTGAGAAACTAAAACTATTTTACGAAAATCTAAAAGCCAAGATCAAGGCATTTGGCTCTGACATTCTTGAGCGTCTGTTACATTTGCCTACCACGGTATGCGGTGTGATAGTGGAAATTGCTGAAAAGCTAATTAGCAAAAGCGGATGGATCTCTGAAGAATTGGCACACACTGTTGCAGTTGAAGGTTTACAATGGGTCGCTGTTATTGGTGGTGCGGTTCTCATTGCTTGGAAATCAAATAAGCAAGCGGACGTAAAATGATACCGTGGCAACCCATCTTGCTTGCTTTTTCTAATCGTTGTAGAGGCGGTTTGATCAGGCTGAAAAGTGGACAACTGGGTAGATTCTTATTCTGGGCTATTCCGTTCGCATTGTCGGTCTTTTTTGTCCATCATCCAAATGATATGAAGGATGTATTTTATTATGCAGGCATGCTGCTATTCGCCGCATTCGGTGGATCTTGTTGGGTAGCATGGGGGCCATATGCCAATATGACCCAAGCTTCTGATTTTAGAAATATGGCAGTCGAGGGATTAAAATTTACCTCACCGATTGCGATTGTGGCCCTATGGGGTTCTATAGCGTTATCAGTATTTCTCTTAATTTCGGGGCTATTCGTTGCGCCGTCCTATTGTATCGCCTCTAAAATTCCATCCCGCATTCCAGGCATTCATCAAGGTCCTGAACTGGGAGAATTTATAACAGGGTTATCGATCGGTATATTCATTTTCTTGTATGGAGCAATCTTTGATTAACTGGCTACAAGCAGGAATAGGGGCGGTTGTCACTGCATTGGTGGCGTTCGCATTACATAAGGTGGATATAGTAGCCCTGCAAGAGAAACAGAAAGCTGACTTGAAAGAGTTGGCACAAACACTTGATGACAAGTGTAAGGCAGATAAACAAATCACTACGGAGGTAAGCCATGCGTTCGAAAGCCAAATTGTGGATCTGCATCGCCAGCTTGATGATGCTAAGCGCCTGCGCGGCTCCCAATGTATCATCGTGCAGCCTCCCGGGGATTCCCCAGAACATCGCCCAGCCCCCCAGCCAGGACAGTCTGTTAAGCAGGATGGTGTCCATGCTGCCGCCTTACTCGACTTCGCAGGAGAAGCAGAAAAGTACAGACTCCAATTGATAGGATGTCAGTCGTTTGTTCAGAAGACTTGGGCCGCGAACGGCCAATAGGTTTCGTGGGAGATCACGGAAAGGGAGGCGGCGGCATGAGCATCACAAGGATTGCCGCCGTTTCTTTATTTAGGAACCCCAAATATATCTTTGGCAGCGTGGGCGTATTTCTCCAATGTTGTAATGACCGTAGGCGGTACATTACGCTTGCCCTGGTTCCATTTACGGATGGTTTCATAGCTGACACTTAACAACCTCGCCGCCCCATGAAGGGACAGGCCAGTGGCGTGGATGAGTATGGAAAAATTACAGTCTTGCATCCTTATATTCACATCCATAGCAGCGGACAGCATCGGGATAATCTTTTCTGTGAAAGGTTTCTTGACATTCATCGCATGTTTTCCGGTAATGGTCACGCAAATAGGAAGCAAGATATTCTTCCAATTTGTTGCCGTACATGCCCATAGGCTCAAGACCATTTTCATCCAATAATTCCATTATTTGTGTGATAATTTCTTTCATATTACACCTCAATTACAGCTATTTCATAAAAACGAATACGACCACTCAGGTCAGAAGCCGCATATAAAATGTTTTCGACAATTATGTTGCCTTTCGTTGTAAACTCAACCTTTTTCCCTTTGAAAAAAGAATTCGCCGCTTTTTGAATTTGCTTGATTGTCATCCTAGGTCTCCTACCTGTTAAGCATGGCCTGATTGCCTCGCTTCATTCTTATACTGTACCCCATATGGGGACATAATACAAGGCCTATTTATGTAATTTTATTGCTATTTTGATTGTTGAAGCAATGGCCGGGCGCTATCCGGATAGATGACAATCGGCTCTCCCCAAAATATCACAGTACTTTCATTGCTTCAGGAAGGTACAGTTGCTAGCCACTTGCAAGTCTTATAATCCATAAGCTAGTCAGGTCTGTACCCATCAAAAACAACTACCTTATCATACCAAAAACTCAACCAAAGGTAAATAGTCGCCATTCGTTTTGTTCCCGTTTTCATCACGTTCTGTTCCGGGTTGTTCTGTGCCGACTTTTGTCAATGTGCCTACCGATTTTAGTATCATTAATAACATTGATATCATGCTATAATTCAGCGGATTCCTTGGGTTTATTGCATAAATTGAATATATACACGACGATTGAAAATCCCTGTGTCGCTGGTTCGATTCCAGTCCCAGGCACCATAATTCTAGCCATTTTTTGATTTTCTCTCCTTGTGACGTGTACCAGTTTTTGTGCCCACCTTGTTCATTTCGGTGTGCAAATCCTGTGTGCGGAGATGCGCGTAAATCATCGTGGTTTCAACCTTCTTATGCCCCATGACTTCTTTAAGTCGGATAATATCCTTGCCGTCCTGAACCCACCATGAGGCAAAGGTATGGCGAAGGTCATGCCATGTGAAATCCTTAATTTCTGCGCGCTTGCAAGCATTCTGAAAGGGGCGCGTTAGCCGCTTAAAGGGTTTTCCATCTCCGTGCCAAAAGACCAAATCTGATTTTATATGACGTGGCCATTTACGAATAATGGAGCAGGCGAGGGGCGTGAGCGGTACAATTCTTTCTGTGCCATTTTTTGTGTCGATCAGATGCGCCTCTGCTCGGTCGAGGTCCACCTGGGGGTGCCGGAGAGCGAACTGTTCACAGCCCCGCATGCCTGTTTCAACTGCAAATTGCATTAATTGGGGTAAATATGGATGTTCAGTCGCCTCGCATAGCTCCTTAAACTTTTCACGGCTTTCAAACCGTAGGCGTCCGTTAGGCTCTTTTAGGCCACGTTTGCGCTTATTGATGCTTTTAACAGGATTGGCGTCTACCCAGTCCAGTTCGATCACAAAGGAGAACATGGAAGATAGGCATGCCAGATCCCGGATAATGCCCGTATCGCCGCACCCGTCGCGTTTTCTGGTGGCTATGAATTCCGAGATGGCGCTTTTATTGATCTGATCTAGATATTTGCCGTTGAAATGCGGATAAAGTTTACGACCACTGGTCAGGTAACGGGTCTGGGAGTTTAGTTTGAGGGTAGGGAGGTATTCTTCAATAAACCGTGTCATAGCCTCGTTGTAAGTGTAGCGCTTGTTCCCTAGTCGATGTACGCGCCCGAATTCATCACGTAGTTTACGTTCATAGGTTAATGCTTCAGCCCGAGAAGCTGTTCTAGCCGATTGTCTGACTTCTTGCCCGTTCCACTGAAATCTAATCCAGTACGTTTTGCCTCTTTTATAGACTGCCATGACATCCTCGGCTTCTGTTCTGTGCGCTCAAACCATTTATTCACTTTAACTGAGTCAAACCGCCAATCCCGCCCCAATTTATGGGCACCTGGAAGACGGCCTTCATTTGCCCATTTACGGATCGTGACAGGTTTCATATTCCATTGTTCAGCAACTTCCTGGGCGGTGAGTAGGGTCATTATTCATAATCTCCTTTTTCGCTTTCAATCCCGCATTGAGCATCCCATGCACGGAGTAGATCCTTGGCAGTTTGGATTGCCCACTGGGCATCTTCCCATGTGGCCTTAACTTCCCATTCGTTGCGCCAATTAAGGCACTTAGACTTAAATTCTTCGGCAAGTTCTTTATGAGAAAAACTGTCAGGTATAACCATATCAAATAAGTGGTCAGCAGCTCCGTTGAACCAAAGGGATGCACTGTAGATATCGTAACTCGGTTTCCCACGTTCTTTCACATAGTCTGATCTGCTTTCTTGATAACGCGCCCGTCTCTCGTCATGGCATAGGAATAATCCAAGGCAGTAAGCAAAGCCTGTTCCGAATTCGCTCATCCTGCTACTCCTTATCGGTCGGTGGGTGTGCTGGTCATTTACTATCCCCTAATCCCTTTTCTAATTTATCAAGAATATTTCTCATATTTACGATAGCGTTCCTAAGTGGCATGGCTTCAGAATTTCCCAAATTGATAACATACTGTGAAGCACCTTCTCTGAAGGCTAACTTCATAGCTTGATCATGCCTTGCTAAGGCATTCTCGCTGGCCTCTAAAAGATCAAAAATTGCCTCTAGAAAGGTTAAGGTTTCTTGTCCCATCTACGCCTCGCCTGGAATGGGTGGTGGTGGAAGTGGTTGCCAATGTGTGGGATTTAGTGAAACAACATTTCTCGACACACGCCACACTTGATATTCATCATCCCATAATGCGGTGAACATGCTTTTCCCTTCCACCATAAGTATTCTTTCCTCTTTAGGGGTATCTACATCTACTAACCTCCACTCTCTATCTCTCTGCATCTGCTCTATGCGTGCTTCAAGCTGTGAGATCTGGGATAAGGTGCGGTCGGTGGAGGTCATAATTTAATTTCCTGGAAAGACTAGATATTTAATAGTTGGCATATCTTTACGGTAATTCTGTATCCATCCGTCTGGTCTTGCTTCGCATAGTTCTTCTACTGCTAGGTCTTCTGCCTCAAGAATGGATTGTTCGCTGTAAATTTTATAAGCAACTAGCATATCTTCAGGATATGTTTTTAACAGTTCTATCAGATCTGATACTTTCATCTCTATTCCCCTCTACGGCGTTGTCTGTAACTGGTTGTTGTGATGCGGCTATCATGTCGCGGTTTGAATTCCACCTTGATAGCTGCCTTCAGGTCATTATCTAGCGTCATTTCTCCTCCTGTGTGGTCGCGGGGGTGGGTAGTCGTGAATTATCTGGTTTATATTTACTCCACCCACCGCGAGGGCCGCGTTTCTCAATAACTCTGTATTTTGGCCTGTAACCACGAATAAATCCCCAAGGATTATTAGGGAAGCAGATATAATCGTCAGCGTTTTTTGCATCTTCATACGTCTCATAATATTCGTATGCGTGACCTACCTGCGTTGTGAACTTAACTCTGAATGGTGTATCCTTTCCTCGCACACTTTCGCGCTGCTGGCGTCGTCTCTCCATCTCAAATTCCATCACCCCACCGCACCTTTCGGATTGCCTGCGCTTGGGGCTGGCGGGAGTGGCATCCAGTACGCTTGTTTTGATTTTGGTGTCCAGCCAACACAACTGTGTGCGCGTTCGTCATGCCAGTTGCCATATTTGGACGCATAGCCAGCAATAACAATCTGGTATTCGCCGCCGTGCCATATCGCAGCCAAAATCCGTTCATCCTTCGGCGCTGTCTCTATCGGCTGCCACACCCCACATTCAGCCTTGGCGGCGGCGCGGATTTGCTCGTCGCGTTGTTTGATCGCTGCAATAACCTGATCGCGATCGGGCGTGACTGTTTCGATGGCCATAAATGGGTTCCACACAAGTTTGCAGGACATTAGCCATTTCTTCGCAAACGCCTCAGCACCCATCACGCCTTCGCTGTCAGGCTTTGCAGCGGGTGCTTGGGCGCAGACGGATAGGGCCTCCGGGAAAACAAATTGGTATTTAGCAATCCAGTCTTGAAAATCATAAATCGTGCATTTGTTCTTATTTGAAAGTTTTCGCCATGCGTCCAGCGCCGCCTGATAATGTTCTGGCAGCAATTCGCGGTTGGTGGGTGGGTTAGTCATGCACATCACCTTTTTGCGACGCATCATATGATGAAAAATTATTACGATGAGGTGCTCCACATTTTGTACAGCGGATTCTAAGAAATGAATCGCTTCCACCTCCCACCCATTCATGCGTACAGTTATCTGCTTCACGTTTTTTTTCTAAGAAGTCGCATGCTTTATTGCCTTTATCCGTTAATTGATCACCCTTCTTGAACTGCGCGTTGTATTGGGTGAGTGCTTGTTTCGCTTGTTTGATTATCTTTCCCTGAACCGGATCAGTAATTACCCATCCTGCCATTTCCTGGTGACAATTATTCAAAGCCTCAGCCATGCTGTGGCATAATGGCTCCAACGCATCTGCTAAGCGTAAGGCGCGGTGTATGGTGTCTTGGTATGTCCAATACCACGCCCAGATTGCATCTGCATTATTTGGAATCGTATCCAAAGCCTTTGCGTATTCAGATTGCTGTGTCATCTCAATCCCCTTCCTAATCCTTGCGCGATATTTTGAAAAAATTCAGCAATCATCACAAGTACCCATATCATCTGGGGAGATATGATCACGGCGGCTTCAATGGCGTGTAATAGGGTTTCCATTATTGCCCCCTGAGTTTATTAAATTGGTATAACCATTGAATAATCTGCAAATCGTCCAATATTTCCTGTAAGCGTTCGATAGGCCCGATCACTATTGCCTCCATGGATTTACATATTTGTTCCAAGAACCCACCAATTTTCGAATGCGTTCTCTAGTAATGGCCTTTGGCAAGAATTCTGGTTCTAAATTTGTTGGAGCAAAAACATATCCATAGGAATAAGGGTAATTTGATATCCATATTTCTATGTCCCCCACACGGGCTGTATATTCACCAATACGATTTATTCCAAAAGCCGTAATTGCTTCGTTAATATCCTTATCATACTCTGCACTGACTTTTCGCAGAGTAGGTGTCCAATATTGGGGATGTGTTAAAATGAAAAAGAAATCTCTTAGTTTCATTTCACCCTCACGGTATTAGAGAGCAGAGCATATACACGCTCATTCATCATGATTTCAGTGCCCTTTTGGCATATCTGTTCAGAACGTGTGGGCTTACGGGCATTAATCCAAGCGCCTGAACTGAATGACATCATTCCAATGAGAATGCAGAGGAGAAGGGTTTTCATGCAGCACCGCCTTCTTGGCGTGCTTTCAGCATGGCATCAGCTATTTTATAGGATAAAACTGCAGTTCTTTCGATAACTTCATCAACAAGAAGAGTATCACCCATAAGCTGAAACGCAGCTGCAGCAAAATAATCTCGCAAATTGACAGGGATATGAATCTCTTTTGGCATAGGTTTGTATTGATGAAAAAAATTGTTTTCAGGGATTTTATCAGTCATCTTATCCACCTACACAAATGGATCGGGTTCAATGTAATCAGTGGGGACGTGATGATTTAGAAGGTCACTATGGTCATCAACGCCCCCACCTTTACCAGAACTAACGGGAATTATGTTAGTGCTCTGGATCTCGTTCTGTAAGCGCGCAACCGCTACAGGTATTTCTTCGCCCGGCATTGGATCACCCAAGATACTCAATACACGCATGGTGTCCTCAATCGGGATTTCGATAATCAATTGCGTCACACTGCGTGTTTTAATGCGCTTGTGATCTGCAAATGATGCTTGGATAATGCAATGGTCAGACATTTTCACTCCTAAAAAGGCACTTCATCGCCGTCGAATGACGAATTCTGTTGCTGATCTTTTGGCTTAGATTTCTTGATAATGATGCGAGCAGAGGGATAAAATAATTCACCACTCCATCCGTCACCATTTTTGTTATCAAAAAGAACGCCAATCTTATTAAAGGCCGTCTTCTTCTCGCCATTCTTCTCATAGTCTCTTACAATTAATACGTCGTACATGTTCTCTCCCTACAGTTGTTCAATCATGATTTTCTTATCCAGGATTACGTTCAGTTTATTGGTAATCCTGTCATTCAACTTCTCGTAAATCTCTGGAGACTCGACTTTGCATAGCTCCAAAGTCTCCGCGTTTAGCTCGATCCATCGTTCAAATTCTTCATCGGGGGACATTTCAAGGCTGGCCCAAAATGTCCGTGCCCAGGCGTTCCAGTTATTAAGTTCACCACGTTTCGTAAGCTTGTGCTTGAACGGCTCCTGATACAAATCTATGATGTCACGAACGCGGGTTGGTTTCGCAGTATGAATGACTTCTGCTTCTATTTTTTGTGCGCCTGGAATGCTATCAACCTCTGTTTCATCCAGCATGCCTAAGCCAGCCATGGATAATGTAAGTCGGCGTTTGGCTTTCGTCTGTGCTTTAAGGATAGCGTTCCCACGTAGTTCGCCCTTTATGTTTGGGCCTAAAGCGGCAAAGCCAACTTCAGTATCTACGCGGCCATCTCTATCCTTGCCTTCGACGGTTACAATTACCAAATCTTCCGTGAATTCGATCTCAGACTTCGTGATGCTAATGCCCTTAATATTTCGGATTTGTTCAGCAGCACCCTTGGTCGCATACAGCACATCCTTGCCATTCAATCGCATGTATTGGAATGGATTAGTCAAAGGGTTCAGACCAATCGACTTACAAATCCCGTGGTAGTAATCCAGCTTCTGCTGCGGCGTCAGCTTAGACATATCCCCATTCATAATGAGGGCGTTCAGCGCCCCAATCCCGTTATCTACTGCAAGTTCGGTACTCATGCCGCATGCTCCATTTGATTCATTTTGTATTCAGCCTCGATGTCCTCATCGGTGTGTAATTCAAGGTAATTCTCAATCACTTCTGCATGGATTTCATCCAGACGTTCATTGATCCCCTTGATCGGCATATAAATCCGGTCACCCACATTGATCGGAAAGAAGTCAGCCAGCTTGTATTTGTAGAGCAGGGCGCTGTATTTCAGTTCCTCATCAATGACAGGTGCCACAATGCTCCAGAACAGATCACGGGATGGCTGTGTGGTTAGTTCAAAGAATGCCGTCATTGCCTGTACAGCTTTATCGACAACTTCCTGATCTTCTTCCCAGCGCTTGTACGCTTCTTTGAGTACGCGGCTCATGCTGCACCTCCAAAGTATTTAATGAAAAGTTGGGACTGCCATTTACGTTCAGCAGCCCTCGCAGCATCCCACGC